AAGGCCATTGCAGCAAAGATGTCTATAAAAGCCACTTGGATGGCCAATGTTGACAAATCCGACAGGGCAAAGAAAAACATATACTTTACAGCAGCACAAGCAATAAATGATTTGGTATCAGCGCTTAAATACATAATGCGCTAACCTGCTATAATTAATATAAACAAGGGATAAAAATGGCTAAAAACTTACTAGAACAAGTTATGACTAAGAGCACTAAAAAGAAAGTAACAAACAGCGAAGAAGATGAAAACTTTGTTGAAGGTTTACCAACTGCTATAAATGCTGGTTATCTTGTTAAAACAAAAACAAGGTTTGTTAAAAAGAATAATTTTTCTGCATCTAGTTTGGCTTATGGCGCAGGGGAGTGTCCAAGATATTGGAGTCTAGCCTTTGATGGACAAATCACTTATGATAACTCAGATGCTATGGGTGTAGCAAATAGAACACAAGGAACTCTCGGACATGGAAGAATACAAGAAGCAATAGAGGCTTCTGGTTTACTTGCACAAGATATGGAGTTTGATCCAATACCAAGAAAATATAGTCAACAAACTCATCCAGCAATGGAGTTTAGAGTTAAAACTGATGATCCACCTTTTGACGGGTATGGAGATGTCATGATTGACTACAAAGGTGAAAGACTTGTTGGTGAAATTAAAACAATAAGAAATGATGAGTTTGAATACAGGAAAATAAATAGACGACCTAAGATGGCTCATCTAATGCAGTTATTGCTGTATATGAAGGTTTGGAAAATGCGTAAAGGTGTTATGATTTACGAAAATAAAAACACTCACGAATTACTTACTTTACCAGTTGTAGTAAGTGAACACTATCGTGCTTGGGCAGAAGAAGTCTTTGAATGGATGAAATTGGTTTACAAGAATTGGCAAGAAAAACAATTGCCAGAAATTCCTTATCGTTCAAATTCAAAAATTTGTAAAGTATGTCCTATTCAAAAAGCATGTGCTGAAGCAGGGGATGGAACAATTAAGATTAAACCTATGAGATTGTTAAAGGATGAAGTGGATTAATCAATGTGAAATTATGTAATAGGTGCGAGACCCCGTTTAAACCAAAAGTAAGTTATCAAATTTATTGTGGAGATGTTTGTAGAGAAGAGTCTACCAAAATAAAGATAGCCGAAAGGTATCAAATAACTCGTAGACAAAGAAGAATAGGTAAAAAAAGACTTTGTATTGGTGGTTGTAAAGAACAACTTTCAATATATAATGACTCTGGCTTTTGCCCTAACTGCAATATAAATAAAAAAGAAGTAGACAAAATGTTAAAACAACTAAAAGGATTCTTTGACTATGAACAAGAATAATCCAAAAACAATTTGTGCTATTGATGCAAGCACTAACAGTCTTGCTTTTGCTATTTTTAATAATAACACGTTGGGCAATATTGGTAAAATTAATTTTAATGGAAAAACAAATTATGAAAAAGTGATGGACGCTTGCGCTAAGACAAAGGCATTCTTTGAACATTTTGGTGGATTTGAAGCAATCGTAATTGAGCATACAGTATTTATGAATAGTCCTAAAACTGCTGCAGATCTAGCATTAGTTCAAGGAGCACTATTAGGTGCAGCAGGATTAACTGGAACAAAAATTATAGGAACTGTAGCACCAATAACTTGGCAAAACTATTTGGGAAATAAAAGATTAACAAAAGAAGAACAAATAGATATTAGAGCAAAAAATCCAGGGAAGTCGGACTCTTGGTATAAGTCTTATGAAAGACAAATTAGAAAAGAAAGGACAATTAAATTAATTGAAATCAACTATGATAAAATTGTTAACGATAATGACGTTGCTGATGCTTGTGGTATCGGCCATTGGGCTATTAATAACTGGAATAAAGCAATGAGAGTTGAAGAATAATGCCAGAGTTAAATGCAAACATACCACCCATAGAATGCTATGTTCGTGGAAACTATTTAAGGAATCAGTTAGATAGTCATGACAAATATTTCCCATGTGTTATATTTGGTGTTGCTAGTATAAAAAGCAGAAGTCCTTTATTTCATATAATGATGGAAGATGGTGGGCTATGGTGGAGATTACCAATTAGTGCATTTTGTACAAAGCCTGGAGTTCCTGAAGTAGACTTACATAATTTAGTTTTATGGAATGCCTTTAGCCATCACATATCTGTGACTAAATTTGAAAACCTTACAAATCTTAGAATGTCATATATTGACAGAACAAAAACTATAAACAAAGGAACGTATTTGTTCACGCTTGACTGGCATAACCCAGATTCTAATGTTTTAGATGATGGTTATTCAGAAAATCCAGCGGAACATAAATGTGGCCATGTTATACAAAGAGATGACGGTAACTTTGCTATACAGCCAAACAACAGAGTTCGTATTTATGAACCTTCTTTTACTTTAAAAAAGGACTATGTTATTGATAGAATAATTAATGAAAGAAAATGGGATGTAGAGAATCAAGATAAATGGACCTTGGAAGACTCTGATAGGTTTAACTATGACATTTTTGAAGCAGAAGTTGACAAATAATACCATGACTGCTAAACTGTATACAAGCGAGGCTTGGCTCCGTAAAAGGTTTGTTATGGACAAAAAGTCTCCACAAGATATTGCCAAGGAGTGTGGAACTAGTGTTGAAACTATTTACGTATACCTTGCAAAATTTGGATTAAGGAAGTCAAGGCGATGATTCCTAAAATAATTTGGCAAACCTATGAATGTGACTATAAAAATTTACCAACAAAGACATTGGAATGTGCAAAGTCTTGGCAAGAAAAAAATTCAGATTGGGAATATAAATACGTATCTGGAAAACAAAGAGAGCAATTTGTTTTAAATAACTTTGGCGATGATTGGTATAAAATTTATATTTCTTATAAACATAATATTTTAAAAGCAAATTTGTGGAGATATTTATGTTTATATATTTATGGTGGATTTTACGTAGATTCTGATATGTTTTGTAAAGAACCAATAAATAAATGGTTAAACACAGAGTATGACTTTATAGCATTTCAAGATCCCCCATACGACGGATATACTGAATCATTTTTTGCATCTTCCTCTAAAAATATTTTTTTAAAAAATTTATTAAAAAACATTAATAAACAATATTTTTTAAACAAAGAGTATAAAACTTATATTGATTATATAATAAATGAAGTTGGTTATGTTATTTTTACAAAATCTATTTTAGAAACAATTAAAAACGTTAATGATTATAATTATATATTGCATAATCAAGAATTTTCAGAAATAATACACAGTAATTTTATTACTCACTATAGGGCAAGCGATAACGATAATAATAGTTTTGGTTCAGATTATTTATCTTGGAAAAAACATAACTTAAAGGAATTTAAAAATGTCTAGGCCAATACCAGTATACAAAGATATAAAATATTTTAATTATGATGATTTATACTTGCACTCATTGTCAGCACCTTCAGGAAGTTTAATCTTAATGAATTGTATTAGTATTGCACAAATGCTTATAGAAAAAAACATAGCATATGGCGATTCTGCACTTGATCCTGTAAGAATTTTTAGCAAGTCAGATCCAGCAGAACAACTTAAAGTTAGAATTGATGACAAACTAAGTCGTCTTATGAAAGGCACAGATTATCCTGGAGACAATGATATTGACGACCTAATAGGATATTTAGTTTTATTAAAAATAGCAAAGGAAAAAAATGTCAACTGAAACAGAATTAATTGAGCATCTTGATGAGGTTAATAAGGTAGTTACAGAATATCTTAAAGGTCAAGATCCAACAAAAATTTCTAAAGAGTTAGACATTCCCCGTACTCGTGTTGTTTCATTAATTAACGAGTGGAAAGTTATGGCTTCTGCCAATGACGCAATTCGTGCTCGTGCTAAGGAAGCGCTTGCTGGTGCTGATACGCATTATACTAAACTTATCACAAAGGCTTATGAGGTAATTGACGAATCAAGTATGACTAATAATCTTAGTGCAAAAACTCAAGCAATTAAGTTAGTAATGGATATTGAAAAGTCTAGAATTGAAATGTTACAAAAAGCAGGACTTCTAGAGAATAAAGAACTTGCAGAAGAAATGGTTGAAATTGAAAGACGACAAGAGGTTCTTGTTGAAATCTTAAGAGACATTGCATCAACCCACCCAGAGGTTCGTGATTTAATTATGAGACGCCTTTCTCAGATTGCTAAAGAAGGAGAGGTAATCACAATTGTCCAAGATGTTCAATGATTTTTTAGAAGTTTTAAAAGAAAATCAATTTGATGAAATTCCAGTAGACGCAAAAACATTTGTTGAGTCTGCGGATTATCTTGGCCAGCCAAGATTATCTTTAATTCAATATGAAATTGTAGAAGCAATGAGTCAAATTTATCGTAAAGAAGAACTACAAGAAATATTTGGATCTGTTGCTGGCGCTCAATATTATGATAAATATACTAAAAATGAAATTATTTTACAACTTGGAAAAGGATCTGGAAAAGACTTTGTATCAACAGTAGCCTGTGCATATATAGTTTATAAACTCTTATGCCTTAAAGATCCTGCTAGGTATTATGGAAAACCAAGCGGGGATGCAATTGATATCATCAACGTAGCCATTAACGCACAACAAGCAAAGAATGTATTCTTTAAAGGATTTAAAACTAAGATAGAAAAATCACCATGGTTTGCAGGAAAGTATAACGCAAAGGCTGATAGTGTTGAGTTTGATAAATCAATTACCGTTTACTCTGGACATTCAGAAAGAGAATCGCATGAAGGTTTAAACTTACTACTTGCAGTTCTTGATGAAATTTCTGGTTTTGCATCTGAAGTTGGAACTGGCAATGAGCAAGGTAAGACTGCAGAAAATATTTATAAAGCATTTCGTGGATCAGTAGATTCTCGTTTTCCAGATTTAGGGAAGGTAGTATTGCTTTCGTTTCCCCGTTATCAAGGTGACTTTATTTCTAAAAGATATGAAGATGTTATTGCAGAAAAAGAAACTATTGAAAAGAAACATATTTTTATTATGAATGAAGATTTGCCACATGATGATTCAAACAATCAATTTGAAATTGCATGGGAAGAAGATACAATTATTTCTTATAAGGTTCCAAAAGTCTTAGCACTTAAAAAAACAACATGGGATGTAAATCCTACTAGGAAAATAGATGATTTTAAATTAGCATTTTACACAGACCTTGGAGATGCCATGATGCGCTTTGCATGCACACCAACATTTGCATCAGATGCATTTTTTAAACAAAAAGATAAATTAGAAAAATGTATGACATTAAGAAACCCAGTTGATAACTTTAGAAGGTTTGACGAATCATTTAAACCTGATCCAGAAAAAATATATTATATCCATGCTGACCTTGCACAGAAACACGACAAGTGCGCTGTAGCAATTGCTCACGTAGACAAGTGGGTAAACATTCAGGTTATTAAAGATTATCAGCAAGTAGCCCCAATGGTTATTGTTGATGCAGTTGCTTGGTGGGAACCAAAAGCAGAAGGTCCAGTTAATTTATCAGAAGTAAAACAATGGATCATTAATTTACGCAGACAAGGATTTAACATTGGAGTTGTTTCATTTGACCGTTGGCAATCATTTGATATTCAACAGGAATTAAAAGCGGTAGGTATAAAGACCGATACCGTTTCTGTTGCCAAAAAGCACTATGAAGATCTAGCAATGATGATATATGAAGAGAGAGTTGCACTACCAAGAATTCCTTTATTACTGGAAGAAATGTCAGAACTCAAAATTATGAAAAATACTAGAGTTGACCATCCACGTAAAAAATCTAAGGACCTAGCAGATGCTGTATGTGGCGCTGTATTTGGAGCAATATCACATACACCTAAAGATTCTAACCATGAGATTGAGATTCATACTTGGTCTACCTCTACACGACTTGCAGAGAAGCAGAGGGCTATGGTAGAATTAGACAACAGGGAAATGCCTAACGATGTTAGAGATTTTCTTGATAGATTAAACGTAATATAAAACTAACGAGGAGAATAATGAATTCATTTAAAAAAGTCGCTTTAGTTATGGCTGCAGCCGTAGCAAGCACATTTTTGGTTGCAGTTCCTCAAGCGTCAGCAGCAATTAGTGGTGGATATGAACTATCTTCTACTCTTGCTAATGGTGCTCGTGGTGTAACCGTATTATCGTCTGATGCTGACAAGGCAGAGGCTGGTGTTAATTCAGTTATTGCATTAACAACATCTGACACCCTTGCTTCAACAGCAGAGGATAATGTATCTTTAGAAATTGCTGGACCTGCTATTTTCGGTGCTTACACAGCAGCGGGTAGCAACGCAGCAACTTTAGCACTTACCAATCTTGGTAAGACATTTACATTTACAGCAGCAACATCAACTGCAGTAAATTTACCTTCACCAGTCTTGGTTAACGTTACTGGAGCAGGTACAGTTACAATTACACAAAAGAAGAAGGTTGGATCAACCACTTCTGTAATTGACATTAAAACAATTTATGCAGGAACAACTGCAAAGACAGATATATTTTCTGTAGCAGATTCTTTGGGTCGTGTACAAGATACATCAACACAGGGAACGCTTACCTCTTCATCAGATGTTGCAGATTCAACAACTGTTGTTAATGGTGGCACAGGATATGTAAATGTTTTGGCACGAGATGGCTGGGCACAGACAATGGCAACAAATGGCGTATTGCAAGCAAATGCAACCAATGGCGCAATTGTTTCATGGGATGCAACTCCATCTGTTCAGGCTTCATTTGCAGTAAAAACAGGAACTGGCGGAGTTCTTTATGTTAAGCAGGGTACTGCTAACGAAAACAAGCCAGTAGTAGCAACCATTACAGTTTCATACAATGGCGTTACTTTTTCTACAAAAACAATTACATTCACAGGCCGTGCATCAACAATTGCCGTAACAGGTGTTGACATTGCACAGGCAGGCGGAGCACGTACTGGAACTTATGACTTTGTTGTCAAGGATTCTTCTGGTAATCAGTTATCTGGAGTTACTCCAACTGCTGATACAACCAAGTACACATCACAAGTTACTGCATTATCAGTAGGTGGAGCATCTTCTGCTACTGCTGTTGCAACTGGCGGATGGACATGTGCTTCAACTTCAGGATCTGCAACTGTACGTTTACAATTCACACACTCAGATGCAACAGTAATCTACTCAAATGATTTTGTTGCAGCATGTGCTAGTGGTGTAAATAAGTACACAGCGTCTCTTGATAAAAAAGAATATAAAGCAGGAGAACTTGCAACTCTAACAATCTCAGCAACAGATGTAAATGGTGCTAAGGTTCACGGTGGAGCAACTCTTGGTGCTGGCGTAGCAATTTCAGGTGGTCAACTAACACCAGTTACTGCTCCAACATCTGCAGACTTATTTGATGCAGCAGGAACAAGAGTAATCAAGTTCACTGTTGGCAACACAACTGGTTCTTTCAACATAATTGTTGATCTTCCAGCATACGTATCAACTGATTCTGCAAAGACTGTTGCATACTCAATTGTTGATGCATCTGGATCTGTTACAAACGCTCAAATCTTGCAATCAATCGTTGCACTTATTGCAACAATTAACAAGCAAATTGCAGCACTACAGAAATTGATTCTCGCAAAGAGATAATTTCTTAATAAAATTAGAGGGTAGATTAATTTCTACCCTCTTTTTTATTGCATTAAAATGGTATAATTACTAATATAATTACACATTGGAGATGCCCTTTAATTGACTAACCTTAAACGAAGACTATTATTAGCCTTTGGGGTAGGGTTATGCGTAACAATTTTTGGAATTATGGCTCCTGATCGTGCTGGTGCTACAGAAAACCAAGAACAAGTTGTTGTAAGTCCTGCTCAACAGGCAGTTAACGAAGCACTTTCTACTGCTACTACAGAGGTACAACAGGCCAATACAGCCACAAACAATGCAATAGTGGAGATAACACAAGCACAAACCGAATATTCCCAAGCCCAAGGTATTACAGCAGAGGTAGCCACAAAAATATCTCTGGCTAATACAGAAGTAAATA